GCTAGATCAGGGAGACAGAGTTTAATTAGAACGACTAAATAACTGTATGGACTTCTTGATGGATATATTATTATTACCTTACACATTGTTAGTGTGGGGATTGAAATACATTGTTGCAATTGGTTTGTGGTATTTGTTTTTCAATTGGTTGGTGCAAGCTTTAGAAACATTTGATTGGGAAGAATATCTTCCAAGACGCAAGAAGAAATATAAACACGATTATGGAGAAGACCCCGAGGATTACATTATATGAGTGATGAATTAATATTAATCCACATTGGATTTATCGTTGCATTGGTATACACCGTGTTTCGATCAGGAGAAAAATCAGGACGAGTACAGATGGTTGAGGATATGCTTGACCGTGGTCTTATAACCGAAACAGACTTGGTTAATAAATACAATATTAAAGACAAGCATACTTAAACACATTATTATATTATGAAAATTATTGGATACAACTCATCCCACGAAACATCCCTATGTCAGTTTGATTCTGATACATGGGACTTAGACTTTCTTTTCGAAGAAGAAAGGTTTAGACGAGTCAAGCAATGGACACCCGAACCACCACAACATCAGTTGTTGTGTATCGATAGAGAAGTCATACAGACACCCGATCATTTTATTGGATGCTCTTTTGATCGAAGAGAGTTCGTTCATGACATGGGTGCTCTTGTATGGAACAGAGACTATTTAAAATACAATAAGAAACTCAATCGTCAACTGTTAGACTTCATTGCACAGGAACAAATGACTGAGGATAGACTCATTGAGTTTAATTCTACATTCCCGAATATCTTTACTGAGTTTAATCTAGATAAACTTAAGAAGTGTGATGGACAAGCGAGGGACGACTTCCTTCATTCTACTGTCGCTGAACAGCTGTTCCTCGAAGAGTTTGTTTACGAAATTCAACATCACCTTTACCATGCAGAGTGTGGTTATTGGTTCAGTCCTTGGAGAGAGAAAGAGTCTGCAATTGCTATCGTATGTGATGGTGGTGGTGCAAAGTTATATCATGAGAAAGGATTCCCGAACTATCAAGAAGTCGAAACCGTTTACCTATGTCAACCCGATACCGTACCTGAGAAACAATGGCAGAGAATGTCTAACTATCGTTACTTGGATATGTGGGCAGGTGATGTCTTCTATGAAGAGTCTAGAGAACGAGTACAGATGGCACCTGATCTTATTAAAGACATGAACGGAGTCGAAACAGTATTCAATAGTAAACCATCGATGGGACAAATCTTTAGTGCATTGAGTATGTTCTTTGGGTTTGATCGTCTTGGTCGTGCAGCGGGTAAAGTTATGGGTGCAGCTTCTTATCAACACTGGTACGAAGATGAGAGTTACTTTGACATGACCACATACAGTTTAGGTAATCAGTTACAACAGAAAGCTTTCGATCATACATGTAAGATCATACAAAGAGCAGTGGATAAGAATCCTGATGTCAAGAATATAATCTTGTCAGGTGGTTATGCATTGAACTGTACTAACAATGCAAAGTATCTCGATGCATTCCCTAATCATCAAATCTTTGTTGACCCAGTTGCACACGATGGTGGAACTGCAGTGGGTGGTGCAATCAGATTAGCTCGTGCATTAAAACATGGAGAAGAAGTATGATCGTTACCGAGATTCACAGAGAACAATCAGTTGTCGTAGATCATTTATTAAAGAGACAACAGATCGTTGCAATCTATCAGAACCATTCCGAGTGGGGCCCAAGAGCATTGGGTAATCGTTCAATACTTTTTGACCCTACCAATCCCGAAGCAAAAGACATAGTCAACGCAGTAAAGAAGAGAGAACACTATCGTCCCTTTGCATGTACCATCCTAGAAGAATATGCACATGAGTATGTGGACATGAAACAATTGAAGTCAAGTCCATACATGTCGTTTGCATTTCAGTGTACGGAGAAAGCACTAGATGAAATCCCTGCTCTTATACATTGTGATAACACTTGCAGAATACAAACAGTTAATGAAGAACAAAATAAAAACTACTACAATCTTATCAAAGCTATGTACGAAGAGAACGGTGTACCTATTGTTTTTAATACTAGCTTTAACCTACACGGTGAATCTATGGTAGAGACGATCTATGATGCAGTGCATACTTGTAATCATTCAGAGATCAATCATCTGTATGTACCCGAAGATCAGGATGTACATATCCCTACAGACTTTATTAAAGTTAAAGGTGACAAAGATTATAGCAACTTTGAGACCTCTCACAACAGGAACACTGTATAAATAATTGAGTGAACATAGATATTACAGACGAAGCAATAAACCAGTTAATCTTTAAAGGAGTCGACAATGTCAGACTAGGTGTGACTGGTGGTGGATGTGCTGGAATGGAATATGTGTTTAAAGAGGATACTCCACTATCAGACGATCTAGTAATAGACTACGGAAAGTTTTCATTTATAGTTGACCCAGTAAGTCAGCCATATCTTGAAGGTATGAGGTTAGACTTTGTTACAGAAGGTTTGAACCAGTTCTTTAAATTTATAAACCCACACGAAGTTAGTTCATGTGGATGTGGAGTGAGTGTACAGTTTGATATATGAAACAAACTAAATTAGATTATGAAAACATCATCAGCAAAAGCGAAAGGTCGTAAGCTACAACAGTGGTTTGCAAACTTACTCGTTGAGAAATTAAATCTTGACGAAGAAGACTTGGAGTCTAGACCAATGGGTTCCCAAGGTGAGGATATCATCTTAGGAAAACAATCTAGACAAATCTTCCCTTATAGTGTAGAATGTAAGAATCAAGAGAAAGTAAATGTATGGGAAGCATATGCACAGGCAGAACAGAACTGCAAAGGATACGAACCAGTGGTAGTCATCAAAAGGAATCGACAGAAACCATTAGTCCTAGTGGACGCAGAACATTTCGTTTCTTTAAGCAAAAAATGATAAATACATTCTATACAGCAATTATATGAGGAATTCAAACATGCGTTCGTTTTCAGAAGTTATCCGTGAGGAAACTGATAACAAGAAACCCTACCGCCTAGTGGTGATAGCAGAAAGACGCATGGTGAAAAAGTCTAAGAAGAACTCAGATAAACCAGTTGTAAAAAAACCAAGTTCAACATCAAGTAAACTCTACAGTCTTGCAAAGGAAGCGGGTTGTGATGTTTACAGTGTTAGAGTTAATGGTGCATACATCGAGAGAGCAGACGATGGTGTAATCACAATTCACAACTCAGATGATGAGAAAGGATTTCATTTAGATGGTGACACAATCATAATGATTCGTGGAGCTGTTACTTCAAAAGATTCTTATCTAGATTTAATCAGTCAAATAGAACGATACGGTTTCCCAGTGGTAAACTCTAGGGAGTGTATCGAAGTATGTGCAGATAAGTTTAGAACTTATCTAAGACTTCAAGAGATTGGTATGAACCAACCTCGAACAGTATTAATTCCAAACGAAGAACCCGAGACAGTCGACATGGCTGCAAAGAGATTAGACGATGAGTTCCCTATGGTGCTTAAAACTCTACAGGGTGCAAAGGGTGTTGGAGTTCTATTGGTGGAGACTGAGAGATCACTACAATCAACGGTGAGTCTTGTATACAAGATTGACCCAACTTGTGATATCCTATTACAAGAATACATCGACATGGAATATGATGTTCGTGTCATGATAAACAACAGAAGAGTTATCGGTGCAATGAAGAGGAAAAAAATCATTGATGACTTTCGATCAAATATATCTCAAGGTGCAGAAGCCGAAGAGATAGAACTTACAGAACTAGAGAAAGAAACATGTTTGATAGCTGCAAAAGCTGTCAACGGTCAGTGGGTAGGTGTTGACTTTATTCCAGCAGAGGATAGAGAAGAGGATGCACCTTACATTCTAGAGGTAAATCATTCGCCAGGAACTCAAGGTATCAGTGATGCATTGGGTGAAGAGGTATGTGAAACAATTATAGACGATTACTTTGACAGAGATATATGGAGAAAGAAGGCAACTGAATGTGGCGTTCTAGAGACCATAGAGGTCGATGGAGAGACGATGACAGCAAAGCTGGACACTGGGAACAGTGCAAAGGCTTGTGCCTTACACGCCGACTCCTACGAGGTCAAAGGAAAGGTTGTTCACTTTGAAAGGAATGGTAAAAAATATAAGAAACCTTTACTTAGAATGTTAACTTTAATTAAACCCGCAGAAGAAAGACCAGTAGTCAAGTGTGAATTAAACTTCTTAAATACTATATATGAACAGGAAGTTAGTTTAGATCAGAGAGGGAATATCCCGTTTCTGGCGAATAGAGATTTTATGAATAGAGCTAACCTGATGATAAATCCATCAAGGAAGTTCTTATTGACGAATAAACATGATGACACAGAAGACACCTAAAACCGTATCGATACAAGAGAGAATGCAGAACAAAGCATTTGTTGCTCTAGGTGAAGTAGAGCATCAGATAGATCGTCTTCTAGAAACAACCAAGTCAAACTTTTCTATGTACAAGTATGTTAAACAACTAGGTTACAGTGGTAAGGTTGTACATTACATGAAAGGATTTGCAGAAAATTATTTGTTTGAATTAAAGAATGAAGAGAAGTGTGATCAGCTAGATGAGGCATACAACTTTCTTAAACCCACTCAAAAGAAACGAGTCATCAAAAAACTAGAGACATGGGAAAGAGAAGTCGAACAGTATTGTGAAGAATACAAACCGATTCGTAAGGTTCGAATCAAAACACCAGCACAATTAGTTAAGAAGTTACCCTACCTGAATGTTTATGCTCAGGATGATTACAACTTCCAATCTATTAATCCCGAAGAGATCATTCGTGCAAGATTACTATACACATATAATACATCAAGTAAAAAACTAACAAGGTTCGAAGGACATTTACAAGTTAAAGGTTCTAGGATTACAGGATTTGATTCATGTAAAGAAAAGACCTTGACAGATTTGGATTTGCTTGATAGACTATATAAAGGTGGTAATATAATTGCTTCGAAGTTCTTAGATGAAATACCAAGATCAAAAGAGAAGGACGGAAACGATTTAATTACTAAGAATACATTATTAGTTAAAGTGGTTAAATGATATTAATAGATTTTAGTCAGGTCATAATTGCTGGTCTGATGGCACAATTAAAAGTGACCAATGGGGAATTGTCAGAAGATATGTTAAGACATATGATTCTGAATTCAATAAGAAACTATCAGAAGAGACATACCGAAGAGTATGGGGAGATCGTACTTTGTACAGATGCAGCCCATCCTTGGAGACGAGACTACTTCCCATTGTATAAAGCAAACAGGAAGAAGTCTAGAGACAAGGACGATAAAGATTGGGGATTGATCTTTGATACTTTACATAAAGTAAAACAAGAGATCAAAGAAAACTTCCCGTATCGTTTCATGTATGTTGAGAATTGTGAAGCAGATGATATCATTGCAGTCATGGTACAACATGCTCACATCCTTGCACCGAATGAAAAGGTATTGATTGTGAGTGGAGATAAAGACTTCCAACAGCTACAGAGATACGATAACATATCTCAATACTCACCGAATGTAAATAAGTTTATAGAACCCGAAGGTGGTGCAGAGACATTCTTAAAAGAACATATCCTTAAGGGAGATAAGTCAGATGGTATACCAAACATTCTATCTAACGACAATTGTTTAGACGAAGGTATAAGACAGACACCATTAAGGAAACCAATACTAGAGAAGTACATGAGAATTACTATTTCTAGCGATGATAAATACTATAGGAACTATCTAAGAAATCAAACATTAATTGATTTTGATTTCATACCTCAAGAGGTAATTGATAGAATAATAAATGAGTATGAGAATACAGCACCAGTAAGAGGTAAAGTATTTGACTACCTAAGAACTCATAGATTAAATGAGTTACTAAATCATGTAGAGGATTTTGCATTATGAGCGAAAAGAAAAAAGGAAGAGGTAGACCTAAAGGTTCACCCAATAAACCAGTAATGGAATTGATTACTGAGAGAGTCAATCTAACTAAGAACGCAGATGTGTTTGAAGTTCTTTGTCAAGCAGATATTGTTGCACAGGAAGATGCAGACAAAGCTGCACATGGCATTAGAGTGTTTAACCAAGGAAACGCTGCAGTACAGAAAGTATTACAGTGGAACTTTGATTCAACAATCAATAGTACATTACCTGATGGCCCGACACCATTCAATAAGAATGATGCACCAGCAAGTGATCTATCTGAAACACAATTGAGATTTGAACATAAGAAGTTCAGATACTTTGTGACAGAAGAAGTACCACAAACTCGTAGAGAGACAATGTGGATTGAGTTACTAGAAGGCATCCCTTCAAACGAAGCACAGATGATTGACCTTGTAAAAGATGGTAAATGGCCGTTCAAAAATGTCACACTTGACATAGTCAAAAAGGCATTTCCAGAGCTAACAATTAACTAAATATTAATGTCATCCGAGACTATACATACAAATGTACACAGTATATTAATGTCTAAGTGTGTAAAGAATATAATAGTCGTGTATGACTCCATGGAGTATAATTATGGAAGAAGATAATAAAGTGAACAATGTAGACACTACTACATTTGCTCAACCCGTACCTGAGAAAACAGAACTGGAGAAGTTGCAAGAGCGTATTGCAAATTTCAAAGTTCAGATAACCCCTACAGTTGCTCAACTGGCACAGGTGTTAATGAATCAGGCTCTACAGAATCCAACTAAACCCGAAGACCTTGATGGTTATATTCAGGTGAGAAATGAATTGATTGAAGGATTAACTTCTTATCAAGAACAACTAACCAGCGCACAGAGACGAATGGCTCAGTTGACTGAGGAACACAACATCCTCAAAGCACAGGAACTTGCAAGGAAAGAAGCAGACTTGATAGCTGCAAGAGACGGAGAGAGAAAAAGAAGGAAGGATGCCGAAGAGAAAGCTAGACAACTTGAAGCTGTACTTGCATCCCATGGAGTCCACATCGATCTAGATGGGGATGGTAAAGTTGGTCTTAATGTTGGAGAAGAGAAAGAGAACTTAACTGCAGAACAACAAGTAACACTTAAGAAGTTACTCGATGAATCTAAAGCTGCAGTGACTACAAGTCCAGCATTTGCAAAAGCAAGATCACTAAACCCAGTACCACAATCTGAAACAACAGGTGTGATAACTCATGACCCTGAGTTACAAGCAAAGATCGATGCAACCAAAGAAGCATTCGAAAGTGCAGGGCCTGATGTACCTACAATAGAACTTCCCGTTCCTGATACAGCAAAAGGAACTACAGAGTTCGAACAAGAGGTTGAGGAAGTTGCAAAGACTTCACCTGATGATCTCGAAGAAGTAGGATTCGATGCAAACGGTAGTCCAACAATAGAGTCACCAATAAACAACAAACCAGTTATCTCAGATACTAACTCACCTTCAATCATTGAAGAAGAACTTGAGAAAGAAGCTGAAAAGAGAATGGACATCATCGGTCAGAATGGAAACGATGGTTTACATTACGATCAAGTAGAACAAACACCTAATGTTCGAATCGTTGCAGAGGAAGACATTGCAGAGTTCGAAGAGAAAGTAAATGGTGTGAGTGAAGATGATTTCTCAGTACCACCTCCAGCGGAAGAAGATGAAGTTGTAGAAGTTTCTATTCCTACAGAGTCAGAACTTAAAGGAATGACTAAATCTAAAATCCAACAAGAAGCTAATTCATTAGGGTTTGCCAATGTCACAACTAAGTCGTCTAAGAGTAAAATGATCTCAGACTTCATTGAATCAACAGAACAGTTTATCGCTGATCTTCAAGACAGTGGTGAGTTCGTAAGTGCGAGGGATGAAGATGACGATGAGGCCACGGATAGTTCCGATGACCGAGACGGTGGATACTTCAAGTAAGTCCGTTATTCGAGAACACAATCAAGACACATTAAGAATCGATCTACCATGGGACATGGTAAACAAAGTAGGATTCCGTTGGTACGATGAACTACGAGTCATTCGAGACGAGTATAAACTTCTTTTATCAGTCCTACCTTTACACAAGCCAGAGTTATACGAACACATAACACCAGTTAGATTCGTTAAGAAAGGTGGATGGGAAAACTCTAAGAATATATTCAGAGAAGTTGACAATGCTTACACTCTAATAGAAAAGGATTTTATCCCACAATTCTCAGAGGGTGATGAAGTAGAGTTTAACTATATTCAAGAAACGGAGTCAGAGGAAAGACATGTCGAAGTCAAACATCCCAATTGTAGCAGTTGACCAATACGACTTCCTAGATCACCGTAGGCAACAAGAGAAGAAGCATTGGAATAAGAAAGGTAATGATTTAAATGAACTTGATTCAATCCTCACCGTTGAAATTAATACTACTGAGTTGTGTAATCGTACATGCGTCTTTTGTCCGAGGCATGACCCAAGAGTATTTCCCAATAGGCAATTGCACCTTACAATTAAAGGTGCATCGACCATCGCAGAAGAACTAGCTGACAATCAATATCAGGGAAAGATTTCTTTCTCAGGTTTCGGAGAGAACTTACTCAACCCAAACTTTGTAGACATCGTAAGGGAATTCAGATTCTATCTACCACAAGCAACAATAGAATGTAACACTAACGGTGATAAGTTAGATGCAGTCTATGTAACTAATTTATTCAAAGCGGGGTTAGACTTACTCTATATAAACTTATATGATGGAGTCGAACAGATAGATCATTTTGATTCCATCATGCAGAGTGCAATGATACCACAAGCAAAATACAAGTATCGTATGCATTGGGGAGACTTTGAGAAACACGGATTAATATTAAACAATCGATCAGGTGTGATTGATTGGGTAGGAGTAGAGGAGAGTGATGTGGAATCGCTACAAGGGAAACCATGTCACTATCCGTTCTACAAAATGTTCGTTGACTGGAATGGTGATGTACTATTCTGTTCAAACGATTGGGGGAGAGAACATGTTGTCGGTAACTTATTGCAACAGTCGTTGCATGAAGTATGGTTCTCTAAACCTATGAATAAGATACGGCGACGATTAATGAGGGGTGACCGTTCTAAGTCACCATGTAATAAATGTAGTGTCGATGGTTCACTGTTTGGTAAACCATCATTTGAATTAATTAAGGATTACTATGAGAGCCCTAATAACAGGTAAGACGAAGTTAGCTGGTGCAATCATGTCACAACTAGATGGCAAGATCGTATACCAAAAGATCGAAATGGAATCAACAAGAGTTGATGCAAACATACCATGGAAGTATTTTGATGTCTTTATCAATTGTGCCCATGTCGGTTTCAAACAAACAGAACTCTTGAATGATTGTTTTGCTGAGTGGAAGAATGATTCGACTAAACTTATTATCAATATATCCAGTCGAGCTGCAAAATCAAATATCTCAAAAGGGTATTTGTATTCTGCACAGAAAGCTGCACTTAACCATCTCGCTGACAATCTCGTTTATAACTCAGATCGAAGATGTGGAATCGTAACATTGAATCTTGGATTGATGGAACATGAAGAAGTTGCATCATTATCATACGATCAAGTTATCGATACAATCAAAGAGATCATCTTTAACTGGTATACAAGTCGACCAACCATGACAGAGATCACCTTACAACATCGAGAGAACTATCGAGAGAACCAAAAACACAAACAAGAACTGAAAGATTTGGAAGAAGATTTTAAAAGATTCAGCGGTACGGAGACCTAAATAATATTATGTCAGATATAGAATACAACGATTTTGGATTTACCGCGTTAGACGCAGATGAACTATCTGCAGTCGATACGAAGATATCCTCTAGCACAAACGAAGCAAACGCTGTCATTGATAAGCTTGACAACTTTATCAGACCTTTACTTGAAAACCTTGCAAAGGATTCTGATAAGGATTACATCTATTGGCCTAATCGGGTTGATATCATCAATAAGAAAATCCTCGAATTAGATAAGATTAACGCAGGATTATAAAAACCCACTTTACACTGCCTCAAGCTTTTTAGTATAATAACTTCATTACAAACATAATTGGAGTAAGTAATGGAAGCAATATACGAAAACTTTGTTAATGACAACGAAGAAAAGATTGTCCGTATGGGACGGAACCTAATCACATTATGTGAGAAGAATAACATGTACCCAAAGGATGATGAGATGTGGAACGCAGCTGTAACCGCTGGAAACAAATTAGTAACGATCAATACCACATATGGTATGAAGTCGTTGAGTGAATTGAATACGAAGGAGGCACAAGCGGTTTCTTATTATTTGGACAAATATGGTCTTGACCATAAGGCAGAGTCCATGGTATAATAGTTATTACGGTGTAAAAACTGGGGATAGGGACAGGGTTCTAAAACATCACCAAGTCCACAACTATTTTACGACATGCGTGAAAACTTGAACCCACCCCTTCTTTTTGCCTTGACAATGGCTTAAGCTTTTTAGTATAATATGCTTATAGATTGATAAAGGAGACTATAAATGGAAAAGAATTTAGAACAACAATGTCAAAAACTCTGTGATGATCTTTTGACAGAACACTTAAAACAATATCCGACTCTTACGGATTATTCTTACACTTACAAAGTTGCTCGTAAGTACATCAAAATCATAACCAACAGTGGAGACCAACGCTCAGTTTGGGGTTTCATTAATCGTTTTGAATTTCAAAAAGGAAATACTGGTATCACTTTCAAAGAAGGTGATGTATTAATGTCTGCTGGTTGGGCAACCCCAGCATTAAATGCTCCAAGGGGCAATCTCTTCAAGGGATATGCAATCCATGGAATGAGAAAGTACGGCCCTGATTATTTAAGATAATGGAAATAATATTTGGAATAGCAATCACTCTCTTTATGGGAGTGTTTGCTCTATACTCATCTGTAATTGTACACGAAAAGAAAACAGGTAAACGAGTTTATCTACCATGGGAGAAGAGGCCTTGACAATGCCTCTGGCTTTTTGATATACTGTATATAGAAATGGAGAATAATATATGGAATGGTTAGAAAATGCAATTGCAATGTACGAGGTGTTGAGTGACAGTGAGAAAGCTCATGTTGATGCAACACTCGATAATTTATCAGAGGACTCTGTAGAAGAGGGTGTCTGTGTATGTGGGACTAAGGATTGTCCTGATGCATATGCACATGTTAGTGGAGGTTACTAATGGATAAAGTAAAATTAGATAAACTGTATGACGAAAAGTGGGAACTTGAAGCTGCAGTTCGTAAAGTAAATGATGAGACTAAAGTTATCAAGTATGATAATATCCCATCAGAAATTTATATCAAGGTTCAGGGTATTGCAGACGATAATGGTATCGATGCAAGTGACTCATCTGATCTTGAATGGAAAATTAAAGAAGTCCGTGAGGCTGTCAACAAACTGGAATCTGCAATCTATGATTTAGTAGAACCCTTTGAAGAAGCTCTCAGGGATAAAGGTAATGAGATTGATGATATCGAATGGGCAGAAGAAGATGCCAAGTGGGAAGCACAAAAAGCATCATGAGTTATACTTATTACAAAGAGATAACCGATTGGAGTGAGTGTGGGGTCAATGTAAAGAACCATACTTACATCTTCAATGAGAAGAATCAGAATGTTGGTTATATCAAAACAGGCACTAAGGAAGAGATCATTTATAAGAAACCTTCCAAACTTTTTTCGAAGGCTCGAAGGAAGTTCATAAAACTAAAGAGGTAATATTATGTTTGTTGCAAACTTTCTAGGTGGGCCAGATCGCGGTGACCACTATAAAAAACCGATCAATGTTAAAGCTACATTGTATGACTTTATTGTATATAAGGTCTTTGGAGCTAATAAGTTCCTACACCATTTCAATAGTAAATGGAATCAGGACTTCAACCAAGATTACTTTGGAGGAGTAGTATGGATTTCAAAAACGAAATAAGATATAGATATCTTGCATTATTTGTCCTAGGGTTTTGCCTAGGTATTTACAGTGGTAAGGCAATGGCATTCGATGAGAATGGTGAAGCATTTTGTCTTGCAAAGAACATCTACTTCGAAGCTGGTAACCAACCACTCGCTGGAAAAGTTGCAGTCGCTCAAGTAGTCAAGAATCGTGTTGAGTCGCCAAACTTTCCCGATACTTATTGTGGAGTGATCTACGATGCCAAAGAATGGAGAACATCTTGGACAGGGAATCTAATTCCTGTTCGTGGGATGTGTCAGTTCTCATGGTTCTGTGATGGGAAGTCAGACGACCCAAAAGATTCTAAGACTTGGATTGCATCAGTTCAAGTTGCAAACAATTTTATGATGGCACCTACATGGGATTTGACCGAAGGTGCATTGTGGTATCATGCAGATTACATCTACCCGTATTGGGCACAACATCTGAATGAAACTGTTACTATAAACAATCACATATTCTATAGGTAAAAAATGGGAATGATTAATATGAGTGGGTCGATGAAGTTCGGCCCAAGTGGTAAAAGACGAAAGACTAATGCTTGGAAACAAAAGAAGCGTCATCAAATTAAACTGGAAGAGTTGAGAATGACTCCAACCAGTCAGAAGAAACCTGAGAAAGTTATACCTTCTCTTACATCTAATGTGGGTTCAGGTCAGGGAACTAAGAACCTTGCATGGGAACTAGAGAAACAAAAGATATCTTCTCAGTATACGATTGCACCAGCGTACAACAAGGGTGCATATCAAGTTATAGGAAAAGATTCAGTTAAGGACATAGGCAAATGAGTATAGAGCTTGCAAAACTACAGAATGGTGAATTAGTATATGGACTTTATGAAGAAGTCGAAGCGTATGCAGAAGAGAAAGAAACATGTGTAGATCGTTATCTAGATCATGTTGCACCTTTTGTAGTTCAGAAGAATTTTACTTATGTTGGTAATCAAATGGGTGACCCTTATTCAATTTCCGTTCCATGGAATTATGAAAAGGGGGTTGCGGATGTTACAGATAAGTGGTAGAATGGTAACATGAATTTATTTTATTTACATGAAGACCCCGAAGTATCTTCAACACTGCATTGTGATAAACATGTAGTGAAGATGATTATCGAGTATGCTCAAATGTTATCTACTGCACATAGGATGTTAGATGGTAAACAATACACCGATGCATCCAGTGGTCGTAGAATTCAAAGATGGAAACTAGAAGATTATATTATGGAAGATATGTTATACAAAGCTTCTCATATTAATCATCCATCTACTCGTTGGGTTCGTGAGAATGCAATTCAATATCAGTATGCATACGATATGTTTACTAACTTATGTGATGAGTACACATACAGATATGGTAAGACACACTTGACTGATTCTAAACTTAGATACTCATTAGATGTATTACCTAAGAATATTAAACTAGGTGAATGGTCAGAACCACCTCAGTGTATGCCTGAGGATGTTAAGGTTCCGAATGACAGTCTAAAAGCATACCATAAATACTATGCAGTCTACAAGAAAGATTTTGCAAAATGGACAGATAGACCTGTCCCAACTTTTATGGATTCATATGCCTAGATACGATTTTTATAATGAAGAAACTGGTGAGTTGATTGAATACACAATGTCATGGAGAGACCTTGACGATTTCAAACTAAACAATCCCCACCTTAAACAACAAGTTTCTGCACCACAAATAGTGGGTGGTACTGGTGATCGAGTTAAAACTGATGATGGTTTTAAAGAAGTATTATCTAAAGTAGGTGAAGCTTACAAAGGTTCAGATGTTGATATGAGATACAATGGTGTAGATTCAAAAACTTCTGCAACAAAAAGAATCATCAAAAAACATGCGGACATCCAGTCCAAAGGAAAGAAATTATGACAGAAGTGAGAACGACATTACTAGAGATAACTGATCTAGAAGCTTTAGATTTAAAGACCGAACAGCGAGAAGGTAAAAGATATTACATAGATCAGAAAGGTGAAGCATATCCAAGTGTCACCACTGTAGTTGGTCTAAGGAGTAAAGAACAAATTAAGTTGTGGCGTCAACGAGTAGGTGAAGAAACTGCAAATAAGATTTCTACTACAGCTGCAAAACGAGGAACACAATTCCATCAACATGTTGAAGACTATCTCAGGAAAGAGAAACCCTTCATCGAGTTTGAGAACATCTTACAAGAACAAATGTTCAGTGCAGTAAGACCAGTATTAGACGAGGTCGTACCACTTGCCTTAGAGGCACCGTTGTATTCGACTAATCTTAAGATGGCTGGTCGTGTGGATTGTGTAGGAATGTTCGATGGTAAACTTTGTATTATAGACTTTAAGTCCAGTTCAAAACCCAAAGAAGATTATATGGCAGAGTCTTGGTATATACAAATGACTGCATACTCAATCATGGTCGAGGAATTAACTGGTCATGCAATCGAAGAGTGTGTAGCGATTGTTGCAGTCGAAGGTTCTAATTCATTTCAATTGTTCGTATGTGAACCACAGGATTATGTGGATGATCTAGTTCAGTTGAGAAAACAATACACAAACTTATACGGGATATGATGGTTACTAGAAAAGAATTCAGTGAACAAGTCGAGAGGTTACTTTCAAAAGGTAAAGGAACACCCGATGTAATGTCAGCAATAATAAAGGTATGTGAGGTCAATAAGGTTGAACCCGAAAGTGCAAAGAGATTAATCTCTACACCACTTAAGGAAAAGCTGCAAGCTGAAGCAGAACAACTCAACATGATTAATAGACATACACGAAGTCAGTCAACCTTGACTGGTTTCTTTACGGAGAAAAAATAATGGAAAAAGGTGATGTCGTAACAGTAGTTACAATCAGCGGTGAGTATGTTGGTGTACTCGATTCGTTTGAAGATGCAAGAGTGGTTCTTAATAAACCACGAATGGTTGTTCAATCAGAAAAAGGTATGGGATTTGCACATGGTGTTGCAGTAACAGGTGAAGAGAATCCTGAAGCAGTAACATTCCTCAATGTGGTTTATATTATCCCAACAAATAAAGCAGTAGCAAAAGCACATACAGAAGCAACAACTAGCATTCAGTTAGTTAAGTAATGACGAGTCGTGAAGGATATGATGCATACACTTTATATCTTGGTATAAAGCTACACTTCTATTCTACCGACTACAACTTCATTAAGTATAACGGTAAAGTCAAAGCAGATATAAACTCATTCGTTAAACGAAAAGATAAGTATCACTTTGGTAAGTTATACAAAAAGTATAAACAGAACCTACAGGATTTCTACATTGCAAATCTATCTGTTTATGATCTATGGGCTGGTGATCTTCTAGAGAATGAATGTGAGAAGAGATACATGGAGTGGAAGAAAAGACAACAGAAACTTTCCTACATGTTTGAGACAGAAGTATCAGACCAAATTAGAAAATACAAGATTAATACTTTACTTAAGGTAAACAAGGGACAACACCCTAGACTATTAAAAGCATACTTAGGTAAAGAGATAAGTTTGGAAACACTTTGTATTATGGACGAGATAATCGGATTCAGTTCAGACTGGGAAAAACTGATACAGGAAAAGATCGTTTACCCCGAAGTCCACAACAAGATAAACAAATACAAAGCTTTCTTATCTTACCCACAACAGGAATACAAAACCAAATTAATTGATCTATGCTCCACATAGTAGGTAACGGCCCAAGTCGTAAACAATATGATCTAAACTCTTTCGAAGAGTGGTGGGGATGTAATGGTGTATACAGAGATCATACTCCTGATATACTATTCGTCCACGACATTCCCGTTCAACACCAAGCTGTTGTAGATGGATGTTTAGAGAGAGGAAAGGTCGCGGTCGGAGACTGGAATCATATGGAGATAGATTTGTGGGATGGATTGAAGATGGGATATCCGAATGCAATACACAATCGAACCGAGGACGATACACATTTTGTTGTTCAGGGAGAGGGTGAAGAAGTATATTTCACTAGCTATAATATACCTCTGGGCTGCAACATAATTATGTATAATTATGAGAAGCTCAAGAACACCTTTTGTGGTATTAGTGCATTAGGATATGCAGCTTACAATGGATACAAAGAGATTACTTTAGTAGGGTTTGATGCATTAGACCCTGAGTTAGATTCAGTTGATAATGTCTATCAAGGAACTGAGTTCTATCGCTATAAATACAATGCAAATGATACAGTTAACTACATTCAAAAGATGCAGTTCGTATCGTTGCTTGAAGACCCCTTGTTTGATGATATAAAGGTTTATTTCAAAAACCCTATTGACGATAACAAGGAAGTCATATATAATGAATTATGTTACTATGAAAATAGTAAATGTAAGTGGTCATTAGGTGTGAGTTCACTTCATGACTTTAATAAGATGCTATAAAATGCAATACGATGTATAATACAAGGAGATACTATGTCAACATCATTAGATAAACTACGCGCAGCAATGGAATCTGCGTCTCCAACTCAAGGAGAAAAAAAGTCCTATTCCGATGACAGATTTTGGAAACCCGAACTCGATAAGAGTGGTAACGGGTTTGCGATAATCCGTTTTCTACCAACCCCCGAAGGCGAAGAAATGCCATGGGTCTCATATTGGGATCACGGATTTCAAGGGCCAGGCGGATGGTATATTGAGAAGTCTTTAACGACTCTTAATAAACAAGACCCTGTGTCCGAGTACAATACTCAGTTATGGAATACTGGGATAGAAGCAAACAAAGAGATTGCAAGGAAACAGAAGCGTAGACTTCATTATGTTTCTAATGTCTATGTTGTTTCAGACCCTAAGAATCCCGATAACGAAGGTAAAGTATTCCTTTACAAGTACGGTAAAAAAATCTTTGAACAGTTAAAAGAAGCTATCAGTCCAGCATTTGAGGACGAGAAAGCAATCAATCCTTTTGACTTGAGAGGAGAAGGTGCTAACTTCAAAATCAAAATCAGAAAAGTTGATGGTTATTGGAACTACGACAAATCTGAGTTCGATGGAGCTGCACCACTTTTTGATGACGAAAATCAGTTGAATGATATATATACTTCTGTTCATTCGCTATCAGAAATTATATCACCTGATGAGTTCAAGTCTTATGACGAACTCAAAACTAAACTCGATAGAGTATTAGGACTATCAGGTGGAGTGAGTAATTCTACAGCAGAGTCAGTTGCAGAAGACCAAGAAGAAGTGCCTTGGGCAAATGTAAACACTGCCTCCGTTGCAGATGAACCCGTAATCGCATCTGCAGATGCATCAGTTGGTGAAACTGGTGACGATGCAATGGATTACTTCAAGAAATTAGCTTCGGACAGTTAATTTCGAACTGGGGTTATCGTGTTATATAATGCACCTTTGGTGATACAGACGATAACTCACTTGGGCCGTGGAATGCAATTGGGGGCACCAAGTAAGGGTAAGGGAGACAGCAAAACAAAGCGGGTCTCTCGGTTAAGAACGGGATGCTGTAAGGCGCGGGGTGACTTAACACTTTTTTAATTAAGGAATATTATGCCAAGTGTAAAACCAAGAAAACATCCGAAGAGTAAACATGTCGAACCATTCGACAGGATGTTACGCAGATTTAAGAAACAAGTAGAAAGAGCTGGTATAATTCAGGAATGTAGAGATCGTGAATATTATGTCAAACCTAATCAGAAGAGACATAAGAAGAATCAAGAAATAACAAGACGAAGAAAGATTCAAGCAAAAAGAGACGAACAAGCGTCAATGAGAAAACGATGGGGAGTGCTTAATTGATATTGTGCATTTGTAACAATGTCAGAAGTTCTGAAACCCATAGATACCATCTAATAGGAACCCAGTGTGGGAATTGTATATGTCAAAGGGAAGTAAAAGAAGACCTGAAACGGGAACTCAGTACCAAGATAATTGGGAACGAATCTTTGGCAAACCTGAGCCTAAGATAAAAGAACATAAGAAGACACCTTCACACGGACTTACTCAAGTCCATAAAGACCGAACAAAATATAATCGTAAGAAATTTGATATCGACTTAGAATCCTAAGTCATCGTAGTCATTACCAGCACTTGCAGCTGCTTTTCTATTAATTGCTTGTGGGTCTTCCATTCTAGAATACCCTGAGACATTAGTTTGTGAAACATTTTGGAAGACATTACTCTTAGGGTCTGTATTTCCATACATCTTGTATTCTTCCACTTGAGCTTCTTGTCTTTGTTTCTGTAATTCAAATCTACCCTTTTCAAGTTCCGATGAAGCCATGTCTTGACCTGCTGTGGTCGTGTCTTGCATTCCACTTAACTCAGTTCTGGCGACATCCTCACTACGGTAGATATCCTCGTCTGCATAAGCACCACGGTCAGAGAATTGAGTAAGACCTCTTTGTTTTGCAAGTTCAAGAGTATCGAGTAGACCCATTTTTGCAAACTCACCACCCTCAGCCATGAGAGATTTTGCAGCGTCAATTTCTGTAGTATTGAATCCCATTGTGATTGCAACTTCTTCATCAGAGATTTCTTTTGCAGGCACATAGTCTTCTCTTCCTTTAAGACTACCTTGCATTGCACCAACTTCATTTGAGAGTTCATTAGCTTCACCTTGGAGTCTTTCTGTAGAAGTATATGCATATGCATCACCACCAACCATGTTACCTTCTTTATCACGAAGGATACCAAGGTCAGCTTGTTCTTGCATGGTTTCATACTTTTCTTCGTTTGCAAAGGCCTGTGCCTTCATTTGTGCTTCTCTTTCGACTAATGCATCTCTTTCACCAGCCTGCATGTCCATGAGGAATTGTCGTTTTGCATCACCTTCTAGAATAACACCATTATGTCTAATCGTAGAGTTCTCCATGTCTCTTTCGATTTGTGCATCTAGATTTTCTCTCTTCTTCTCAATCCTTTTTTGTTCAGCATCAGCAGCTTCTGAATCTGCTTGCTTCTCAAGGAAAATATATTCATTACGAGCATCGAGTGCATCTTGTTTACCTTTCAGTTCTTCCTGTTTTGCTTTCCTCTCGTCAAGAAGTGCCTGAGTATCCATCTCATCAAATTGTGCTTGTTGATCTAGTTTCTCAAAGTGTAGCTTTTGTCTCTTTTGAATCATCCTCATTTTTTGCATCTGAGATGCGTTTTGGAATTCTTCATCTCCACGAAGTTCTTGCATAGCCATTTGAGTTGCTTTTTCTTCATTCTCTTTCTTCTTAGCTTTTCTTTTCTTAATACCTTCGAGTTCTTTTTCTTCCTCATCGGAAGTAAGACCTAAGAATGATTTGATCTTTAATATCTTTTCTCGAATGAAGTCAGATATGTTTTGCCAGATTTTACTAAAGAACCCAGTAATGTTACCAACTATATCTGATACCTTCTGTTTCATTGCAGTAAATTTTGCAAAGATGTAGTCTTTGTTCTCTTGGAATTTCCTATAGATAAACATCCCTGCCATAACTATGGCTGCAACACCTAAACCTATTAAGAGTGCAATACCAATTATTGGGGCTGCAGCTGCAATCATACCCGCTGCAGCAACTGCCATTGATATACCTGATGCAATCAGTCCACCAATAAACAATAGTGCTTGGAATGCCATTCCTATAGATGCAACAACAAGTTGTGCAGTTATTCTAAGGAATGCAACTGATATGTTTAAAAGTCCTCTAAGAATAAATGTAGTTGCTGATGCAAGGAATTGTAATGCAGCTTTACCTAAGAAGATACCTTGTTGTAATAGATAACCACTTAGTTTTTTAAGACCACCACCTAAGGCAGTCATACCTTTCATAAAGAGTTCTTTACCTTTACCTAGTAGATCGATCTCTTTACCAAAGAATCCTGATACCTTCTTAACTGCATCATTCAATAAAGTGAAAGGTGCAGTTGCAATTGTCCAACCAGCTTTAATCTTATCGGTTGCATCTTTAACAACCTTGTTTAGATCAAACCCAGTTAATTCGTTTAGTGCATCACCTATGTTTTTAAATGATTTACTAAACTGTATATCAGGAATATTTTCACCGATTTTACCCCATAGTTTATCGCCGTCTTTTAATGCAGACATGGATAAACCGTTTGCAAAATCATTCCATGCAGTAAGACCTCCAGCCATCATCTTGTCTTGGAACTTACCTAAACCTTTATCAAGTAACTTTCCTCTTACACGGATATTCTTATCCGTTGAGTCTAATGCACCATCTAGTTTCTTTGCAGATTCAGACATAGAACTACCAAACTCACCTGCGATTTTGGCTGTCTCTTGCTTGAAACCTTCAAATTCCTTTGCGGTCTCTCCTAAAGATTTTTTAAGTTTATCAACTACTGGTTGAAGGGTATCGGCCATTTAATATTACTCAGTTAAAAGTTGGGCTTCTACTTTGTCGATCTCTTCTTGCCAAAGTTTTACAGCTTTGTCATAAGATTCCTTTGCAGACTCGTATTGAAAATCTTCCAGTTCGTCCTTGTTAGGTTCTACTGGAGGATTGTCTTTGAGTGCAACGAGGTGATCTGCATCAACATGATCGTCTCTAATTTCTTCTGCCATTTGTTACTCCTATTTTTCGTTGTTTGTTGAATGTTCTTTTGCAGCGGAATTGACATATAGTCCAAACCAAGCTGCTCCAGCACCAACTAGAATTGATATCAATCCTGATTGTTCCATGGATGGTTCAGGTAAATCTAAGAACCACATTACTACCCAATAAATTAAGAATATGTAAACACTTAAAAATGCTCTTGGCCATATTCTCCATGCATCCACTGCTCTCGCAAGGTGAATCCATTTTTGCCATGGGTTAACTGTATCATTCGCTTTAAGATCACGAATCTCATCCTTAAGAGCACCATTCTCTTGAATCATCTCCATGAACTTGGATAAGTCCATTTCGACTTCGTTTCGAGACATGTCTCCACTGAATCTTTCGTCTGCCATTTTTTATTTCTCCTAATTTAGTCATTGGGATTATCGTCTATTCTTGCTTTGATTAGCTCTTTGACGCTCCCGTTCTTTTTCTTCCTCTAAATGTTGAAGTAATAATTTAATGTAGATTTCCCTTTCCCATGGCATCATATTATCTAATTCCGTTAAGGAATAATTATGATGTTGCATTAACTGAAAGTTTGTTGTGAGATAGTTTAATAAACTATCATGAGAAAGGGCTATTAAAAAAAACCCTGTATACCAGTAATCTTCTTACTGATTTCTTTCCCACATGTTCCACACTCAGTGTCTACATCTTTTTCAAGTCGCGGTATTGAATTGAAAAATTCTGCAAGGTCTTCTAATTGTTGAACAGATAAGTTGTCTACAAACTCCTCTAGTTCTGCAGTAGGTGAATCATTCACTGAATAAATCTCCGTACTATCAAAAATATTAACCATGCATAGTTTTAACATCTCAATAGAAGAGGTAGCTTCATCCATCCCTTGTAACTGTTCTACAATAGCAACAGTTGGATATTTTAACTCCACTCCAATTTCATCATTTATCATAATCTTGTTATTGGGGGTATCACCCACAACTCCAACATTATCTAAATCTATTGTACATTCCCCATGACCATCACAGTCAGGATTATGACATGTTAAATTGACCGTTGTTGTTTCACCTACAGATTTAACTCTTATCTTTAGGAATAAGTATTCCATATCGATAGTAGATAACAACTTTGCTTTGATCTTATTAAAAGTACATGCTTCAATAAGGTCTTGCACAGCCCTAAACATTGCTTTTTCGTTCTCTTCTTGTTGAGCAAGCATTAAAACTTTTTGCTCTTTAACTAGAAAAGGACGAAATTCAATTTCTTTTCCGTCACTAGGAAGTACACATGTGTACTTCGGTGCCGATTGCTTTGGTAAAGCCATAATGTATCCTCAATTTGAGGTGATTAACCACCACCTCTTCTTTCATTGGTTATATATTTCGAATTGACTCCTAGGTCTCTCGAAATGTTAGAACCTCTAGTGATTGCAGTATCAAAACTTCCAAGTTTTCTACCTAGGTCACCAGCCTTTTTATTAAATCTTCCTGCTACCTTGAGTCCTTCAAGGATTGCATCAAAAACTCTTCTACCTTTATTTAGACCACTCAATTCGAAGTTTCCTTGTTGAGGTTGGTTAAATGTTCCAACATCACCCATAGGTTGATACTCCGAAGACCAATGTCTATAATTTAAAGTAAATCCAAATTCTAAAATCTGATCTGTACTGTCCATACTCAACTCTTGAGCATCTAAAGAAGATGGATAACATTCATGCAATGTGTATATCATTGCAGATGTGCCGTCTTTTCTTAATACATGTATACGAACTGAACACGGTTGTGCATAGTCACTATAAAAACTGAATACTTGTCCCTCGATTGCACCACCTTCATTTTGTAGTGCAGTCCTTGTTGATACATCTGCCGAGTGAACCATTCTCAACCATTCTTCTATAATCATTCTATCCATGAAGTTTGCATCACAGATAAAACTAAAATCTACAGACTCACCATAATCGACAGTCCCGTCAGGCATATATCTATGACGATAATGTTGAGCTGTTCCTACGGACTTGCCTGGCAATGTTGCAGAGGTGCATAAGATACTAAGGTTCTCTCTTACATTAACTGCTGAAAAAGCAGGTGGTAATGTTAAGAACTCTACAACAAACTTATTTGGTTGTAAGGGTTGACCTATTTGAGACTTGAGTAAGTCTATTCCTTCTTTATGTGATTCTGCCATTAAATTATCTTCCTAATACTATCTCTATAAATTGAATTTGCATTATAGGTTGTTCCCTTAGTTACAAATTTTTGACTTGGTAACATAACAACCAAGTCCATATGTTCAGGTTGTACTTCTACAATCCTACTGTTTAGATAACCATATTGATATTGTTTTATACATGGTTTTGCCCATCTAAGTCTACTAACACTTTTTACAGCTGGGTATCTAATGTTAAATGCATAGTCACCGTCATAGTCAGTAAAGAAATCATACATCCCATCCATGAGAAGAGCTCTATATCTAGGTGCAATGTAATGTAAATTTAAACCTAAGAACCCAGTTGGATATCTTCTGACGCAGATTGTAAGAGGGAATGTATCATAATACTCTAATTTGTCATGTCCCTTTGCATGGTACATGAACATATACATCTTCCCTAATTCAAATCTTTGAACAAAATTTTGACCTTCTTTCAGGAACTTTTCAGGAGACCTTCTTATGTCTCTCACATTTCCCTGAAACCATTGTAGTGAATCATAGGTTAGATTCTCTATCTGTTCGGGTCGTTTCTCTACGATATCTGAAAATAGACTTGCCATTGTCTATTATTTATGATAATTGTTATATAAAACGAAGTTTTCTTTTTCTAATTTCTCACCTTCTTGAGGCATTGCCATAATATGTTTTAAATCTTCTACCCTGAGATGACCTTCAATGCCTACACCACCACCATATGATCTCATTTCAAACAAAGGTTTTAGGATTTCATCACATGTTCCATTTAAGGAAATCCTCACTCCTCTACAAGCATCTACCGAGTCAGTTACTACTTTATAGAGATCATTTCGTTCTTCACCTACATGCATTTCTAGTTTGTCTTTGAATTTAACTGCAAATAAAGCCTTATCATTATGGTGACTATACAATTGAAACCATTCATCGAAATCTATTTGAGGTTGTGGTAATCTATCTGCAACATCCCACACTACAAACTCCTCGTTGCAATCAGTGTATTCTATAGCATGAACACGGAACTGGCCTGGATGTGCAAACCATTTACCTCTTTCTTTTAACGATGCTTGAGGAACAGAATACAACCCCTCATTTTCTATAATACGAACTAACCACTGAATCTTACATGCATGAAAGAACATATTGTTCTGAGTGTCCATCATCCATTCACTCCATTTTTTGTGATCTGTTTTTTTCCATGCAAGATCATCTTTGAATTGCATCATGGATTGATTTGAGTTGGGTGCTTTATGTAACCATGCAGCTCCGTATGCTGTTAGAGTATCTACGGGTTCACCTTTAAAGATTACTTCATAAGTACCTTCTGTTTTAGTAATACCAGCTTCCTTTGCTTCATTAAAAGAAACGATCTTAGGTTTACTAACCTTACTAA